GCAACGCGGAGATCATCGCCGATAATATCTATTTCGGTGACAGCAAGCGCAACGATGCTACCGAGCCGCATTTCACCGTAGAGAGCGCCGCAGGCGACTTTGCGGTGATCAGTGAGGACGACGGCGATCTACCGTTTTAAGGCAGTGGAGGCATGGCGGAGAGCAAAGAATATGTCAAGCTCTGGCTGAGCTACGAGGACTATTTCCACGAGTATGACGACGAGTCGATCGGGGCTATCGTCCGGGCGATGCTCGCTTACCGGAAAAACGGAGAACAGCCGCAGTTTGAAGGCCCCGAACGGTTTATTTGGCCCGCGATTCAGCGGGATATTGACGAGTCCATAAAGGCGCAGGAAGCCGCCGCCAATGCCTGTCGAGAGAACGGCAAAAAGGGCGGCAGACCGCCGAAAACAAGCGGCTTTTTGGAAACCAAGGAAAACCAAAAAAACCAAAGCGGTTTTTTAGAAACCAAAAAAAGCCAAGGACAAGGACAAGGACAAGGACAAGGACAAGGACAAGGACAAGGACATATACCCCCTAAATCCCCCTCTGCGGGGGACGCATTCGAGCGTTTTTGGTCAGTTTACCCGCGAAAAATCGGGAAACAGTCTGCTAAGAGAGCTTTCGAGCGGGTCAAAGTCCCACTCGAAACACTTGTGACCGCGGTGGAGCGGCAGAAGTGCAGCGACCAATGGACGCAGAACAACGGGCAGTTTATTCCACACCCCGCCACATGGCTGAATCAAGGCCGGTGGGACGATGAGCTGCCCGAGAGCGCGGGGGTGCATCGGAACACTGGGGCTTTTACCGGCGGCGATGTATTCGCCGAGATGCTTGAGGAGGAAAAGAACCGTGGAAAGAGCTAATGTAATTAGCCTTTTGGGGCGATTGAAACAGGCTTATCCGCAGGCCTATGCCAAGATGACCCGCGCAGAAGCCGAAGAGCTGGTTTCCCTCTGGGCGGACATGCTGGGCAATGAAGACCCCGCCGAAGCGATGGACGCAGTGAATGCGCTGATTGCCGAGGATACGAGGGGATTCCCCCCGAAAGTCGGCCAAGTGCTGGCAAAGATCAGGGGTACAGCTTCCCCGCACGTCTCGGTGGCGTGGATGAAGCCATACATCGAGCGGACAGCCGAACAGGAGGTATTCATGCCGAGCGTATCGCGCTATGCGAGAGAACGCGGGCTGACGTGGGAAGCGGCGGCTGCCGAAATGGCAGGCGGTGCGCCGTGAGCGGGTATCGCGGGGGCATTTTCAAGTGCCCGTTTTACTCGCGGGACTACCGCGACTATCTCAACTGCGAAGGCGCCCAAGTCAAACTGCCGAAAGAAGAACTGGACGAATATACGCGGCGCTACTGCGCCAACGAAGAATGGCGGCGCTGCCCGATCGCTCGGGCGCTGACGCTGCACTACGAAAGGACGGAGAACCGATGAGCGAAAGAAACAGATACAAGGTAAAACAGCTTGCGGTCGGCCTGCGGGACGATCCGTGCGACCAAAATGGCGCAAAGGAGGCAGAGGAATGAGACTGGCTATCATGGACACCAACGCGTTCAACACGATTATCGCCGCCGTAAAGGGCGCGGTATCAACGTGGCAAAGCCGATGTACAAGAATATTAGGTTGGAATTTCGCAAGAAGAACAAGGCGGTTACGGCTATCGCCACAGACGGCTTCCGGCTTTTCGTGGAGCACTCGACCTGCTACGAGGTCGAAGAGGATTTCGATTGCTACATCAAGCCGAGTATCCGCCTGCCACGCGGTAATTCCATGCGCTTGGAGCTGAAAGAGCGGGGCAAGGCGGAAAGCGCGGTTGAGATCGAATGCCTCGGCTGCATCTTCGGTTTTGTTCAGCCGGTTGGAGAGTTTCTGGATTGGGAAAAAGTCCTGCCCAATGAGCCGACATTCCGTATCGGCGTGAATGCCGAGTATCTTCTCTCGGCGTTGCAGGCGGCAAAGTCCAGCGTAGGCGGCGCTTTCAAGCAGCCTGCTATTCTGGAATTCCGTGGGCCAATCGGACCCATTACGATCAAGACCAACCACGAGGACGTCAAAATGGTCCTGCCGGTACGAATCAGGGAGGCCGACAATGGCGCTGACATCGGCTGACCTCGCGAGGCTCGGGCCGCAGGCGCAGAAGCAGGTGCTTGACAAGCTGGCAGGCACGCAGAAGCCCCCAAAAAGCAAGTACGGAAACCGCAAGGTCGTGTGCGACGGCATCAAGTTCGATTCCGAGCGTGAAGCGGCGCGGTTCGGCGAGCTGAAAGTGCTGCGTGCGATGGGCAGGATTCGCGACCTGCGGCTGCAAGCGAATTTCACGCTCGTGGAGGGCTACACGACCATTGAGGGTGAGAGAATCAAGCCGATGGTCTATCGCGCGGATTTTGTTTACGAGCGGGCGACCGAGCCGGACTGCAACGGCACGGTGTATTGGCTGCGAGAGGTCGAGGACGCGAAGGGCGCAAAAACGAAGGACTATCTGCTGAAAAAGAAGCTGATGCAGGACAAGTACGGCATCACGATCCGTGAGGTGTGAGATGAGCTTTGAACACTGCCAATCCTGCCTGCCGCCGACGAGGTATCCCGGCTGTCAGGATTACTGCCCGTACTACGCGGCGGACAAAGAAAAAAGCGACGCAAGCCGCAGGGCGAAAGAGGAAGAATACCGCGCCATTGATGATTTCCGTGTGGCGCGCAGATTCAAGCAAAAGCGGCTGCAAAATCTGAAATGACGAAATGAGGGAGCGAAAAGATGAAATACAGACAGCTGTATGTGGCGATTGACCACAAGCATGCAGGTGTTGTTACCTGTGTGGCAGACTCACCGACAGAGCTTGCCAAAAAGTGCGGCGTTGACCTCAGCGCGGTATCGCACTCTGTTTCTGCCATGCGGCAGAATCCGCAGAAAAAGCGCAGATTTGCAAGCGTCTGGACGGCGTGGAGCGACAGGGAATATGCAAAATATTTCGGGGAGGTGCGCGCATGAACATTGCTGAAAATATCGATTGCCTGAAGGCAATGAAGAATTTGCCGGACAAGGCTTTTGACCTCGCTGTGGTCGATCCGCCGTATTTCAGCGGTCCGGAGCGGCGTGGGTATTACGGCTGCAAGGTCAGCAAAATCGGTGTACACAGAGACTACCACATATCGCCGAAGTGGGACATTCCGACACGCGAATATTTCGATGAGCTGGAACGGGTCGCAAAGCGCTATATCGTTTGGGGCTGCAACTATTTCGACTATCACTTTGCGCCGGGGCGCATTGTTTGGGACAAGTGCAACGAGGGCAGTTCCTTCAGCGATTGTGAGATCGCGGCCACAAATTGCCACGACAGCGTGCGGATTTTCCGTTACATGTGGAACGGCATGATGCAGGGCAAGAGCATTTCGGAAGGCTTTGTTCAGCAAGGGAATAAGGCGATGAACGAGCAGCGCATTCATCCGACGCAGAAGCCTGTGGCGCTTTACGTGTGGTTGCTTCAGAAGTACGCGAAGCCCGGGGATAAAATACTCGATACCCACCTCGGCAGTGGAAGCAGCCGCATTGCTGCATTGGAGCTTGGGCTCGATTTTGTGGGGTACGAAATTAACGAGCACTACTACGAAGCGCAGGAAAAGCGCTTTGAGGAATATGTCTCGCAGGGGAGCTTGTTTTTGCGGGAGGTGCTGACATGCTGAGAGTGCATCGGGCAAAGACCCCGTTTGAGCGCTGCGTCTATCCGGCGCTAAAAGAAGCGCTGGAAAAGACGGACTTGTCGCAAATCCAGCTGGCGAAAGAGTGCGGCGTTGCGCAGTCGATCATCATTCGGTGGACGTTTGGGGACTGTGAGTGCACCGTGAAATTCCTGCTCAAGCTGGAAGAGATCACGGGTAAGCTGTTCCGGGAGCTGTTCGGGGAATGCGAGGGGAGACGATGAAGATTTTAGTTGCCTGCGAGGAATCGCAGGAAGTGTGCAAGGCGTTCCGGGCATTGGGGCATGAGGCTTATTCTTGTGACATTCAGGGACCGTCCGGCGGCCACCCTGAGTGGCACATACTCGGCGATGCGCTCAAGGCCATCGAGGGGGGGCAAGTGACCACAATGGACGGGCAGACGCATGACGTCGGGAAATGGGATATGATTATTGCTTTTCCGCCCTGCACCAAAACCAGCAACGCTGGAGCGCGGCACTTGTATAGGGGCGGCAAGCTCAATATCAAGCGGTATTATGAGGGTTTGCGCGGCAAAGCGCTGTTTTTAGCTATTTGGGCAGCGGATTGTGAAAAAGTTGTGATCGAGAATCCGACGCCGAGTAAAGTCTTTGAGTATCCAGAGCCAACCCAAGCCATCCAGCCCTATCAATACGGGCACCCGTTTAGCAAAAAAACCTTGCTGTGGGAGCGTGGCGTCCAGCCGTTGGAGCCGACCAATATTGTTGAGCCGA